GTCATAAATACTCTGTAACTATTAAATTGTCCACTAGACTGGAAGCCTTGTGTTCTACCCATATAGTCCATAGTACCATTTTGATAGAACCACTTCAATTGATTGTCCCAAGACAATTTCAGCAAGTAGATGTTGTCATTTGTATTATCAGTGATATCAAAGATAATAAAGTTGTAAGAAGACAGAGGGAAACCATCAATGATTGGGTTTTCAATGTCATTGGTGTGTACGTTATCAAACGCTGGGTTCAGCACAAACTTAACGTTAGCCAAGAACGGAATAACGTAGCTAGTGTATGCAAATCCAAAGTTCAGATCCATACCTTTACCAGTAACAGCTCCGAGTTCATGAGCATTAAGAACCAAACCAGAGTTAACTGCTTCACGCTTAATAGCTTCATTTACAAGCTTCATACCACCCAAACCTGTTTGAACAATCAGAGCACGTTGAGGATCAGGTCCTTTGAACTCCACACGACCATTGAAGAAGTTGAAGATCTCAGACTTGAACAGGTCAAGACTAAATGAACCACGGTTGTAGATACGCTTGTAAGAGTTGTCAAGCTGCTTCCACAGACCCACAGACAGACGAATATCATCTGGACCATCTTGCTTAACTTTACCACCTTGACCCCACATGAGGTAAGTTTCAATATCGTTAGCAATCTTAGTAAGGTGAGCTGCTTCCAAAGTAGTCAAGAATGAACGTGTCAACTGACCAGCTTGATAAGCTTTCTTTACATAGTCCTTACCCATCTTCTCAGCCATTGTTTCAAGGTTGGTGATAGAAGGATCCATGGTTTTGTCAAAGTTTCTCCAGAGCTCAATTACTGGTACAGTACCATCAGCTTTCATACCACCTTTCATCATCAAGTCAGCACGACTAGAGATAGAATAGTGTACGTGTGCTTCAGCACCACCTACGAAATTGTAGAACTCACGGAAACCAGAACTAACATTTCCGATATCAGAGAAACGCTCACCGTATTCACCACGAGCACTACCTTTACGGAAAACTTTAGTTCCAATTGTTACATACTTGTTATCCAAGTATTTTGTGTTGTCGTTGTTTACCAACTGAACAGTGTAGATGAAACCATCACCAACTGGAACTACGTCAGCAGCTGTGATGTACATTTCCACACCATTGTACTTGTCATAAGTGATGATGTCACCATGTCCAAAAGCACGCTTGTTCAGCTTAATTTGGAATGTTTGACCATCTACACCTTTTTCTGAATTGTTGGGTTCAATGTCCTCAACAATATAAGGAAGATCCTGAGCTACAGGAATCTGCCACTTGTACTCACCACGGTTATTATCTACCATAATAACGTTCTTACCTCCGAAACTAGACATTTGGTACAAAGGCATTTCTACCTTTTGAGCCATAGCCCAGAGATCTACAGGACCCAGATCAGTGGGTTCAGCAGACTTCAACAGGTTAGACAGGTGGTACGAGTCTACGTGGGAAGTTGTTTGGTACTGGTTATCACGTAGGAATATACCATTGTTTAAAACTGGGGTTGCCATGGGGCTTAAAATTTAAGGGGTTAATAAAATTTATCTTTTAAAAATATTTTGTGGTCTAGATATCTTTCTTGGCTTACTATCTTCTTCATCTTGATATGTAGCAATATTTTTTCTAGACTGTTCTGTTTTAAGTTGTCTAACGGTTTGTTCTACAGCTGCATTCTTACCTTGTTTCTTAAGCTCTCCTCTATATCCATCAGGATCAGAAAGTAACCAAAGAGCCTCTGCAATTAGTTCATAGTTAGGTTCTACAAACTGATATCTCTCTAGAAGATGACCCAACAGATTAGTTGGTTTACCACTTATAGAAGGATATTGAGGCTGAACAAGTCCTGAATAAAGCTGAGCTTGTGTCTTTTTATCAAGTCTCAAACCATTAATCTCAGCTGGACGAAGAGCTTCAAATACATTCTGAACATATGCTTCAGCAGCAGCTTCTTGTTGTTGTTTCCTATACTCTTGTTCCTGAAGTTGAGCATGAACAATCTCTTCATGCATCTGATCAAGCTTGGGTTTAAACTGACGAGCTTTCTTTTCAAGAACACCCAAATCTCTCCAGGTGGAAACTTCTTCTTCAATCTCTTCAGCTGTTCCGAAGTTACTAGCTTGTAAATATTGTCTTACAATACCTTCTTGATCATTCTCATCTTTAGGATTCATTCCTCTAACTTCTTCCACTTGAGCAAGAGCTAGAAACAAACCTTTGAGATCTTGTCCTCCATCAGCTACATACTTAGCAGCATATTGGAGTTCTTCTGGAAGACTTTCAAAAAACTCAGCAGGAGTTTGGGCAGCCACCTCTTGTTTAAGGTTGTCTATATTAGCTTGCCAAAGTTCCTCTACGTCTTTTTCTCCTAGTGATCCTAAGTAGTCATCAAGAGATTGTTTACTTTCATCATAGTCGTCAAAAGCAAACATCTCATTGTTCTCAATACGTTTCTTTAGGAAACTAACAAGACCAGACTTATCCATCTTAGGTCTTCCAGATTTCTTTATTTCAGAATCATCATCATCTGAAACTTTAATCTCTTCATCCAAAACATTTGAAAGAACTTCTGAGACTGTTTCACGTGAAACACTGTCTCCTTCTTTTTTATCATCTGAATCTAAAAAAGATAGGTCGGTATCTTGTTTAGTAAAAACAGATGGTTTAGTTTCTTCTTTAGTGGGCACCACTATGCTACTTGCATCAGGAGCTCCAGAAAAAAGACTATCAATATCTACATCTACTTCTTGTACAGATGTCTGTACGTTTTGATTTTCAGCCATATACGTTGGTTTTTTTGGTTTATATGTCTACACCTTTAATATACAACTTAAATTTTAAAAATTTAAATTTTATACGGGTAAGGGATCTAAGCTATGGACTATAGAGCTATAATTTATTTTTCTTTTTTCTTAGTATCGTACTTGTTTTTATTTTCCTTAGCTATTTCAAGTTGTTTATTAGCTATCTCCTTCTGGGTTTGTAACCTTTCTTTTTCAACATTAAGTTTCTGAGTGTCATGTTCTTGACTAAACATCTGACCCTCTCTCTTTATATTCATCTGATCCTGATACCGTTGTTCTTCTCTTATTTCTTTCATAGCATCTTGATAATCAGACTGTTGATTCTTATTAATGTCCACTGCAGATCCATACCCAGCTGATCTTATTTCAGCTTCAATAATTCTAGCTTGTCTATCTTTCTCAGCTTCTTTAGCTTTAAACTGCTGAGTAACTTGAAGCTGACGTTCTTGTGAAGCTATCATTTCCTGCTGCATCTGTTGTTGTTGCTGCATTTCAGCTTGTTTCTGACCCTGTGTTTTCTTCTCAGCTTCTTTCAATACACCAGTGAGCTCAGCAATAGACTCAGACTTAATGATGTTTCCTAAGTCATATATAGATGCACCAGATGTATTATTCTGTATAGCCAACTGCTTAAGCTGTTCCATTACAGCACGAGAGTTAGTCTTGGTAGTACAGAATATATTAAGATCTCTCATCAAGAGTTCTGTACCATTCATTTCAAAGTTAACCTTCTCATCCTTAGTACTAATATACTGAAGACGTACACTAGGTTTCTTAGCATGATAATACTGAGCCAAGTCTGTACGCATCTGATGCACACGTGGCATTAAGTTATCACTATGCTGTATGAAGTATTGTTCTGTCTGTGCATAAGAAGCATTAGCAGCTTGTTCAACACCTGTAGCAGTTTGCTGTTGTGCAATAGGCTGACCCATACGTTGTTGGTTCAAACCTATCACTTCAAATGCTTGTGTTTTAAAATAGGAAGCAAGTTGTATCCTAGACAGCAAACGTTGTGTCTGTTCTAAGTTCAACACTTGGTAGTGTTGAAAAGCAAGAGGGTTCTCAGTGTTAGTGATGGTAGTATCCAATGGTAACATCTGGAAGTTCTTCATAGCTACATAAGCCTTAGCCAGATTGTTCTTTCCCCAGTCTTCACCCAAAGAGTGACGAGGAAGAGCATTCTGGTCTAGCATAATCACTGTACCAAGTTCATCTACAAGGATGTCAGCTATCTGATTGTTTACAATGTTATATCCAATCTGATAAGGCTTCATCAAATCTACAAGACTTATAGACCTTGTATTCCTATCACCAAAGACAGCTCCTTCTACAGGAAGCTTACATCCATATAAAGAAGCATCACCCTTAAACTGGAATGGAATACGTCCTGGCTTACCACCTTGCAATCCAAGATATATAGGATTGATACCACCTGGGTTATTCATACCCCAGAAGCTAGGTCTATTAGGTCCTATCTTAATACCGCCCCATACATCATTAATCCATATCCAATCTATATGTTCTCCAAATATTAAATTTTCTTTTGTCTTGTTCTTGTAAACAGAAGTGTTGTATACAGGCTTGTCTGTAACTTTATATTCTTCTGACACAATATCCTGAAGACTTTCTCCGTTCTCACCTATCTTAGTGAGATGACCCACCTTACGCTGACCCTTCCAATAAATGGTAGACACTCTCAGCATATGACTCTTACCAAAGTCTTGCAAGTCTTCAGAGTCTGACAATATCCATTCTACAATATCACCAGTTCCAAGTTTGCTATCATACAAAGAAGTGAATTGTCTATACCCAAGACTAGGCATATCTACGTTCCACTCATGACTTCTCACTGGATCATAATAAGTACCATCATTCTGATAACCAGACACTGCATAACCAGCTGAACGTACAGGATAGATGACTTCCAAAGCTTCTAATTGCTCCTGACTCATCATCCATCCAAACTTATCTATAACATCTGATACAGACATCATATCCATCTTACCCACCCAGTTACCCTGAGATACATAACGTACATCAGGACTCTTATGGTAAAAGGTAAGAAGAGGATTCCAAACTTCTATCTCATAGTCATCCTCCATCATATGGAAATGCCAGAACTCTCTATCTGTAATAAGCATATCACGGAAAGCTCTTTCCTCTAGCTCTTGCATTTTAAACCTCTCCTCATCTACAGCCATTTGGTGAGAAGCCCACTCTTCAATCATTGACCTATAGTCCTTATTAAAGAAGGCTTGTATTTCTGGAAGAGTCTTTAAGTTTTCTTTTGAAAGAGACTGTTGAGCTTGTTCAGAGTTCATATCAATACCCTGTCCTATCATTTCAGCTATCATCTTCATGTTAGCATCCTGTAATAGAACATCTTCTAACATTTGTCTTTTAGCTTCCAACATCTCATTATATGAAATATCATCAACAGCTTTGAACATTATCCTACTACTTCTCTTAGAGAATTCATTAGTGAGGACATTGATTACGTTAGGAATAATAGGGTAGAACTTAAGCTCCAGTGCTGATACGTCCTCCTTAACCAATACATCAATCAAGTTGGCCATATCATTGTCATCCTCTACAATATAGTCGGTCCTATCAATAATACCTCTTGCTAGTTTATAGTTTTTCATCAAACGCCTAGCATTACGTCTAAGCATTTTCATACCTTGAAACTCTAACCAGTCAAGATTCCAGGCTCTCCACTCATCATCTTTTTCTCTGTCAGATAGGAACTGAATAGGCTGGGTGAGAGTACCCATCTTATTATACTCAGCTTTCTTACCTGACTTTAATTGTAAGGCGTTATATACTTGCATGATTACTACTTAGTTATCTGATTAATAGGATAGGTGGAGTCAACAACATCAAAAGTTACACCACCTGTAATTGTTGAAACAAAAGTATATCCTGATATAGTGTACATAGATTTTTTCATCTTATGTTTTTAAATGCATTTCTAGGGGCTCTCATTCCAGAACCACTTCCTTTAGAAGTGCCGATATGTCTAAAAGGACTCCAATTTAATTTACTAAATTTTTGGGAGTTAGCCAAATTATCTTGCTTAACTTCTATACGTTTAGACAACCCTCTATTAGAATGTTGTATTTTAGAAAACGCAACCAGTGCACAGAATGCAACAATTCTATCCACGTTAACTCCATCTCTGTAAGCTTGCATCTCTTTAAGTAGCATAGGATCTGGTATACGTTCCACTCCATATACTGTTTTCACTATAGTGCCGTCTGGTAAAGTTTCATGGTCCAATTCTTCCTTCAAAAACTCTATACCATAGCTTAGAATAGTACCTTTAAATATAGTGCCCACATTTTTCCATCCATATTGTTGGAACACATTACGATTGGCTCCTATATCTTTCAGGAACAGTATCATATCTTTAGGTACCAAGTAACGCTGTTTCTTCTTACTTATCATGTATTGTATAAACAGAGCCACGTTATTCTCCACTAGTGTCCAAGCATTGTACCATTCTATTAAAAGTTCCAGTCGTTCATGGGTTTTGTTAATGTCATCAAACCTACCACACCAACTAGCTACCAGTCCATCACGTTCTATACTGCTCTTCACCTTACCATTCCCCTCATCCTCTATCACCTCTACAGGATTCTTGTATATGTATATAGAACATAAAGATTCTGATGTTGTAGTCTTACCCTCACCCACGGGATCCACAGATGCATAGTACATTCCAAATGTAGGATCTTTATGAGGACGTTCATAGACACATATCACTCCCTCTTTATCCACTGTTTTTTTAGAAATAGGAAACTCCATAATGGGAGTTTTTCTAGAAGGTTTATCTATAATTTTACCTTCAGCATTTCTGCTAAGTTCCAGATACTCAATAGGATATGTCTTATCAGCTATTCTCTGAAGTTGTTTATTTACAAGGTGTAATGGAAATACACTAGCCTTTCTAGAAGCAAATGCTTCTTCTATATTACGAGGTTGCTGTGAAACAGTAAGCTGGTATGCAGCTGGCTCCATTTCTTTTTTCATTTTAGCAAACTCTTCCTCTAAAGCTTTAAGAGCTTCTTCCACTTTAGAGTTACCATAGTTGTCTATATAAGGAGGCATAGACCACTGCTCAGGAATAAACAATCCTATTCTTCCTAGTGTTCCATCTGAATCAAGTAGAGTGGAGTCTACTCCATAAAATCCATTCTCATCTGGATGAAGAATATATTCTTTCATAGGATCACACTGATCAAGATCACCCACTGACCCTGCAGCTATGAACTGACCAGTGATAATATGACCACTCTTAAGAGCTGGTTTCATAAACCCATATGTGTCATTCATCTTAGGTGCAATACCAGCTTCCTCATGGAAGAAGTATGTCACTGGACCACCGACACCATTGGTGGGATCTTTCTCAAAAGAATAGGAAGATATTGTACTCTTCAATCCTCTGTATGTATCACGATTGTTAATCCTCACTTTAATTCTCTGCTGCCAAGCTCCCACCTTCTCAGGTTCACTAGGTCTATACCAAGCAGTGTGTTCATTAAGAAAGTTCTTGTATTCATCTAAGAACTTCCAGGATCCCTTCTCATTGATGTAGTCTTTTAGACTTGCTCCTATCTTTAGTACAGCACCCTCTTCAAACCAATACTGGTTAATAAGCTTAGCCATATGAAAATAGGAAGAAGCTATCTGACGTTTCTTTAGAATAATAGCGTGTTTATAATGAAGCTCAGCTAGATGCTCATAAAGAGCCATATGATACTGGGCATCTCTCACCTTAGCAAAGTCAAACCTCTTTTCTTCCTTATCATAGATGGGAAGAAAGTTAAGCCACATGTAGTAGTCTCTAGTGATATACCAAGTGTTACCATTAGACTTTACTATTATACCATTTCTACATTTAATCTTCTGGTCATCCCAGTAAGCTATAAAGTCTTTACTTTTTACAGGGGCATGACAATAGTATCCCTGCTTCTGAAACTTACGAGCCTCTGCATTAAACACTATAGAAGATTCATCAAACTGATATTGACCTGGTTCCTTAAATAGAAACAATAAGAAATCCCTGAACTCCTCTCTTGTTTTAAACTGAGTGGTAGCCCATTGTCCATTTTCGTATGTAGGTATTTCTATAAAACTACTCAACGTTTAATTTATTTTCTATGTCCTCACCTTCTGTTTTTTCTATAATCTCTATAAGAGTGTCTATAGATTTACTTCTAATCACTCCTTCTAGCTCATACTCATCCCAGTATTGTGTATACAAATCTCTAGGAATAGCTGCCCACATTTTTGTAAAAGGGTTAAAATGAAATACCCAGTTGTAAAAGCATTCTTTCATATTGTTGGTTTTATTGGTCATATGCTAAGTTTTGTCCACCTCTTACAGAGGATTGTTGTTCTTCCACTAAGTCTCTATACACTCCCTTGAATGATTGTCTTACAGCATCAAACCTTTCTGCTATTCTTAGAATAGCTGTTGCTGATCCATCTCTACCAGATGTCACTTGTTCTGTGGCCATAAACTTAGCCATGTTATCTAGTGCTATCTTAATACCCTGGTATGCTCTATATGTAGGAGTTTCATACATCTTTCTACACTGTTCTAGTGCATACACTATATCATCATCATCTGTACTAAACTCTGCATCTATTTCTTTAAGAATCACCTCTTCCTTATCCTGTTCTGGTACATCAAAGAATGGATTCATGTCAGGGTTGGGACAGGTCATATAAAACAAATAATTGTAAATTTTTAAATAGTCTATCGGATAATTTCCGATAATGTTCTTTAAAAATGACAATGTATAGCAGTGTTCACTAGGAACCACCTGTCCATTTTGTATATCAAATAGTCTTACCATTAGGTTTAGGTTTGGGTGTATATCTTAAATTTTGTTTTGTCATACCTCTAAGAAGAATCTGATTTTTTAATTCATCATTGTGTATCCACATAGTTTTTCCAATCATCTTATCTTTCTCAGTGGGGTAACACTTACGAGCTTTTTGACTCATATCTAGTGTACCATCCTGGTATTGTTCCAACACTTCTTGTAGCAGAGGTATATTATTTTCCTGAGTATTCATAGTCTAATATTTTACCCACTAAATCTGATCGGTGGTTATGTTTAAGTTTCACCCATTTAATTTCTTCAATCTTCTTAGAAAGTTCTATAACATAGGATAGTCCATTATATGGTTCTTTAATATCCTTCTGTTCATTATCACCATTGATAATTATCTTTCCTGATCTCCCCAATCTGGTGAGAATAGCCAGCATCTCAGCTTTAGTAAGATTTTGTGCTTCTTCAACGATAAGAATGTCATCAATCGTTTTACCCCTGATAAACTGTACTGGAAGAGCTTTAATCTTTTCATCGTTTACAAGTTGTTCTATTTTCACTTTATCATAGCACTTAAGAAGGTTCTCTTGAAATGCTTCTAAATAAGGATCAAACTTTTCATTAAGACTACCAGGTAGAAAACCAAGAGAATGTCCCACCTCTACGGCAGCTCTAGTTACATATATAGATTCATATTCTTTCTTAAATATAAAATCTAATGCTGTCTGAGCTGACACTAAAGACTTACCACACCCTGCCCTACCTGTTATCACCACTATCTGGTTTTCTCTTATCAGTCTCTTCACTTCCTTCTGCTCCTCATTCAGCACTATCTTATACTTAATGTCTCCTTTCAAAACTTTTTTTTCTTTTTCCATTATGCTTTTTTTAAGAAGTCAGTATTTCTTTTTGCTCCTGGAGGAAGCTTCTGTAATATCTCATCTAGCTTTTCACAGTCCCATCCTTTACCATTCATAGGATTACCCCATACACGTACATCATCAGAATAGAAATGTTTAATCACTCCCTTCTCCAGTCTCACCACCCATACAGTGTTTACATTTATTCCATAGTCTATGATAAACATAGCCTCCCCATCACCAAGTGGTGTGTGCACTTCTATAGTGGGATTAAGTTGTAACATCATTTTGCTTTCAATTTATGTTTGTTATCTTCCAGCCAATGTACAATACTAATGGCTTCTTGTTTAAGATAGGGTAGATCATACTGCACTATATCAGTGACAATAGGATTACCATCAGTATCACGAGCAGATATAGGATTATTAAAACGGTCTCTTCCCGCTTCATCGAAAAGTATGTGATGAATAGTAAGAGACCCTGGCTTAAGCTTAGGATTATGCTTAAGGATAATAAACATATAAAGGCTAAGCTGAAGAGCATAGTGATTAAGATGACAATCATCAAGGTGAGACATTGGATGAGACATCTTTTGACTAATTCCTTCCCAGTTAACATATCCTTCTGTTTTGATTTCCTTGTTAGTTTTATAATCAGTGATATGCACTTGTCCATTAACAACTTCCACAAGATCGGACTGACCACATATTCCAGCAGAACGCAGATAAACCATATGCTCAGGATAGATGCCATCTTTTAGTTTCTGTTCTGGAGAGTATTTTACACCTTCCTTTTCTATAGGTTTAAAAATAGGCACAGTGTGTCCATGTCTTTCCATGTTTTCTATTTCACATATATCAGCTTCTCTTTGATTGTGATACCATGTTCCTAATGTTGTAGCTCTGTCAGCCTCAGCTTTCCAGGCTTCTTTAATTTCCTCAGGTGTCAAACCATACCACTTACTCTTCTTATTCTTAGAAGACTTCTCTGCTATCTTATCAACCTCAAAGGGTTGCTTAAACTGTGATATTAAACTTGTTACGCTAAGCCATTCTTTATTATCTTCTTGTATACTTGTGTACTTGTGGTTGTGTGGGGTGAATCTTATATGTGTCATATTCCTAGTTTTTTGTTTAATTCGTCTTCCTCTTCCTCTGACATTTCAGCCTTCCATTTCTTTAGAGGACATTCAGCAGAAAGAGCTCTTGTCTTAAAAGCCAAGCTGCATCCACAACCTCCTTGCTTTTCATTGCAGCATGGTTGTGTACCTGGCACTATACATCCACTACCTGTAGTGTCGTATAGATGACAATTCTTGCATATAAACATTCTGTAGTCAGCTACAGCTTCTATATCTTCTTTCTTAAAGATGGAGTTTTTAATACCTTCAAGTATCTGACCTCTGGTCTTCCAAATCTTAAATATGTTAGCTCCTAGACTCATTTGATGATTTATGTAGTTTTATAAATTCTTTACGTTGGTTTTCTTCTTCTATTGTTTTCTTTAGTTTCTTTAGGTCAAAGAGAGTTTCGGCTGTTTTAAATCTAGCTGTCATCTCTTGCATACCCTTAAGCTTATTGTTCTCTTCCCACTTCTCTAGCATATCTATCTTGTCATCTATCTTCCAATGTTTTGTCACAAAATCTCCAAGATTTGTGACATGGATTCTGCTATGAGATAGACTGGACAAACTTTTTCTCACCTCCCTCCAATAATAATCTACAACATCTTTTACAACATCCTGAGAAATTTGTAAACTATTTGCCACGTCCTCTATAAAATCTTTAGACTTCTTAGGTTTCAACAGACAGGAATTTAAAGTCAAGAAGAATATTTCCATTGACATATACACCCACATCTGGATGTATGTATATTTTCTTTTTGTTCTTTCCTTCCTTCTTAATCAGGTGTTTCTTCTCTGCCTTTGTTAGACAGTTACGTACACTCTGTATGGAAGAAAATATTTCTTTGCTGTGGGCTTTTGTACAAAAGTTTGTTAGTTCTTGATCTCCCTCTAAAGCTAAATAAGTGAGGCAGTTTAGGTCTGCCTCACTTACGGATATCTTATTAAGATAACAATGGGTGAGAAGTTGATACTTCACTATATCCCATTTACTAAGCTTAACTTTCTTACCCACCTGGTTTACTAAAGCCATCTCATTTCTTTTTAAGATTTCTTTGTTTTGATTGTTCAGGGGCAGGAGTAGTTGATGACACTAACACTTCATCTCCCACTTTAAACCCTTGCTCAGAAAGTTCTGGGTTCTCTTCAAAGTCTTTCTCTGTAAGAGTGTGTGGTTCTGTTGGAGCCTGTGGGTTTGTAACCTGTGCTACAAAACTTAAAGCTTGTAGCTCTTCAGCCTTACCCTTAGCAAGTGCAGTGTTAAGCTGTTGCAGTTCTACCTGTAGCTTCTTTACATCAATTTGTTCTTGTAAGAAAGCCATTAGCTCTTCTTTAGAAGGCATCTTTTGTTCTGTTGTTTGTTCTGACATAACCTTGGTTTTTATTTAATGAATGGTTTAAAGTTCTAAATCATCTCCCCCATCTTCACCTTCTTTCTTATTACTATCATCTTCCTCATCGTCCATAGGCATAATATTCTTAAATACAATCTGAAAAGAATTGTAGTCTAAGAACTTCTTATAAAACTCTTCATATGGGGTGTCTATAATAAACGTGTCTCCGTTGTTTGTAAATATACTTGTACAATTATACGTAGGACTATCCTCTTCATCAGAAGACATCTTAGCAGCTGTAATAATATCCATACTAAATACAAACGAAAGCCACTTACCCTCATCCTTTATTCCCAGCTCTTCAGCTGTTTTAGCATCCATAGTGTGACATTGCACTCTACACTTGTGTGTCATATCAGCGTTTACTTTTTTTTGAGACATGGTGATATTGATTATATTTTATATACTTAGATTGATTACTCTCCCTTATCATCTGATAGGCCATCATCCTATATGCTATACCATCCCGTACATCCACTACAGGAACTCCCCTCTCTTGTCCATACTTATTTGTTGTAATACGATAGTGGGAAAGAAGATTGTTTCCCTCATCATCTTTGAGATATTCAATACGTTGGTTCATACTATAATATACTTTAAATGTTTAAACTTTCCAAATTTAATATAATACTTTATATCCTACCATTTAAAAATATCCACACCCTGTTTATATCCCCCCTCCCCTTCTGTACCATTGTATACCCCGCGGTGTGAGGGGTGTACCACATGAAGTCCCCCCGCTCCATCTGAAACTCCGTCTCCCCCCATATTATCAGCATTATTTTTATTTATTATCTTAAATTCAAAAAGTATTATGAAAAAGAAAGTTATCTTCATGTCGCTGAATGCGTTCAAGAAAGTCGTAAACTCTAACTCTATCAAGATAGTCCATCATGAGGATAGAGACACACTCTTCTGCATCGATGAGACTAATGAGCTTACGTACCGTTGCCAACAGACCATAGACCCTGCTCAGGACATGGCGTGGTTAATTCCGATAGAGGAATATAACGGAGACCGTAAAGAGGCGTTAGCTAATGCGTGCTTAGTTAACGTGAACCGTTCTAACGGAGAGTCTAGGCTCTCTACTGTAGGTAAAGTATAACCTACAACGGAATACCGTAGCAGTGTTGTTACGGTATTCCTTTTATCTCTTGTACGTTTCCACTAAATCAACCAGTCAGTTTAATATGATCGGACTCATCCTCAGTGATGGAACGGTTAAGGTTGTAGCTTCCGTACATGAAGCTGCATCAGTAGCCGAAGATCTACGTAGTGCGTAGGTCTCATCCACAGTTATGCTATATCTGTGTTAAATAAAAAGCATTAACGTGTGGGTTTGTTAGGAGCAGACCCACACCTTTTTCTTTCTTAAACCCTTGTAAATCAGCTCATTAAGAAATTTTTGGGCGGATTAGATAGCTATAA